CATTAATATCCTTTCTCTTCTCTACTTCAATACTGAGAATCTCCCTTGTAGGAACTTCATTGTATTCCGTAACAAAGGAAGAGATCTCATCGAAGATTACCTTATATTTAGAGTCCTCAAAATAGTCCTCTTTGAGGAAGGGAAGAACCTTCCTCAGATATTGTTCATTATGTACAAGATTCTTAAGAATCAAGAATTCAATTTTATCCATCAAGCACCGTAACTAAATTCTTCTTTTGCAATTGTATCAAGTTTTTTCATCACTTCAGGGGTGAAGTATGTCTCTGGATCTTTGAGGATGGCCTTGGCATAAACCTTCTTACCATCCATCTCATAACGACCAGCTACATTCTTCCAAAGACCACCGACCTCTCCCAACTCAAGAAGACCATAATATCGATCAAGACCACGCTCATCGTAATACAAACGCACCGTAACATCTTTGTTCTCCTTACTCAGACGCGACTTAGCAGTCTTAGCCTTGATAAGGTTTCCAACGATTTCTGTTCCATCCTTTTCTTTCTTCTTTGAGAGATAGATGATTGTACTTGCTGCATACTTGAGGCCAGAGCCTCCTCCCATTTCCTTTGTAGGTACATAAGCGCCAATGACATCGTAGGTGTGATTTGTAACGATCATAGGGATCTTTGCTTGTCCAAGTTTCAGAGTCAACATCCTGAATGCACCTTTGACAAGTTGTGACTTAGTCATGTCACGAACTTGTTTGTCATCAAGTGCATCCCTGATCTCTTTCTCTGTGGACAACATACCCAAAGAGTCTAACACAAACATGCAAGGTTTACGTTCTTCTTCAGGTTTTTTCAAGTATATATCAACAGCCTTCAGTGCTTTTGTCCTAAACTCTTCAATTGTAACAACGTTTACAACAACCAGTCGTTTTGTATCAATGCCACGGGACTCAATGAGAGACTTAGTGATGGCAGCCTCAGTATCGAAATACAAGCAATAACCATCAGGATTAGAATCAAGGAAGTTCTTAACCATCGCGAGGGAGAAAAAAGTTTTTCCAGTAGAAGACTCCCCAGCAATGGCAGTAATCTTATTCCCAGATACACCACCAAATATACTCCCTGAACAAAGTCCGTTAAAAATGTACGAACCCGTGTCCACATATGTTTCAGACTCGTCGATGTCTGCTGCGAGTTTGGTAAAGTCATCTCCGATCTCTTTTACAATGTCCTTTAAAAAATCCATTATCCAAAAAATGATTCTAGGTTTACAGTTTTCTCCACATTCCACCCAATGGCGTCAAGAATGACCTTCAGAGGTTCCAAGAAAGACTTCTCGAATTGTAGATCATAATCTACGAATCGGTCAAGTCCAAACTCAGGTGGGAACTCTGAAATGAATGACATTACGTTTTCGTGAATGGGATTTGGTTTCTTCAGATAACAGAACTTGATCTTCTCACCATTGTTAATGGCAGAATATTTGTTATCTAACTTCTTCTCTTTGATGTAGTGATTGAAAAGAAGAGCACCACGGGAATGAATAGGAGTTCCCTTTGAATAGATTGTGGAATGTGCTTTGTACTTATCAACGTTAGAAACAGACCTTGGGAAAGAAATATCTTCGATAGGAAGTTTCTTAAAGTCCTTTCTACACTTATCAATGTAATCAATCACCTCATCTTCTGTTCCACTCATCATCAGTTTGAGTGCATCTTTAATCATACTTCTACATGGTGCCGGTGTAGAAGACTTGACTGCCTCAATACCCATGATCTTCAGTTTAGGGTCTTCATATCGAACACCCTCACTATCCCATACGTTGAGAATGTATCGCTTCTTCGCAGTCCAGATACCACGGTCAGCAATATTCTCACGTTTCATTTGCATTTTTTGATCGTAGGCATTGACATACGTCGCCAGGTTCTTGTAAGACGTATCAATGAAAGGTTCCAACTTCTCCTGACATACTTTATCGATGATAGAAACAATCTTGCTCGTATCGCTAACTTTATCACCAAGAAATTTAGTAACAACAGGTCCAAAGTTAAGATAGATCGAATCAGTGTCTGATGCGATGACATAGTCTACATCTTCGGTAGAGAGTAGATTATTTAGGTATCCATTCATACGATTTTCAATCCAACGAATAGATGTCTGACCAGACATGGTAATAGCTTCTGCATTTGCAAGTTTGAAATACCTGAAATATGCATTACCAATTGCACCATAGGCAGAGTTCAGACAGATCTTTCTCACCATCTGAAAGTTGTTGAACTTGGCAATGTCCTTTACGGTCTGATCCCTAAGTCTCCTGAGTTGAGAGTCAGATAGTTTACTGTAGTCACTATCTGATACGACAATCTCCTCTTCTGGGCCTTCTCCAGCTCCTCCAATAAGATAACCCACTACTTCAAACCTCTCTTCTTCATTTCTGCTTCAATGTCTACAAGTTTCTGTTTAGACTTCAACATCTCCTTCTTGAATGCCTTACGTTCAGCATACATCTTTTCCATCAACTCAGGAAGGAAACCTTTCACATCTTTACGATACATTGCACCATTGGCACAGACCGCATAGTCACTGTACATCTCAAACTCAATCTTCTCATCCAAGATCTTTTGAATAGTGACTGATGGATGTTTCTCCTCCATAAGTGTTTCAGGAGAGATGTTGTACTGCATAATCAGGTGAGGATACAGAGAGTTCAAGTCAAAACTCACAACCCAATCATACACACCTGGTTTTGGTTCCTTCACATAGGCACCAGCAAACTTATCACTCTTGTCAGTATTTACTTTAGGAGGAACAACGATTTTTCTCTTCTTGAGATAGTTGAAGATAATGGTATCCCACAACCTCACCTGATACATCGGATCACCAAAGTTTACCTTACCATCATAGGCCATGGTAATAACCAGTTCGATCAATCGAAGTTTATCTTCCAATCTATCAACCAGTTCCACGTCAACGATGTTGTAATCAACGAACTTCTTCCAGTCCCCAGTGTAGAACTCTTTGAAAGTATCGAACTCAGAGTGGTCAAGTTTCTGTTGACCCAGTTCTACGTTTGCAATGTAATCCAGTCGATAACTCTCTTGGTTCACATAGGTGAACTTCTTATACAACTCCAGATAGTCCAGGTCAGTGATACCACCAATGTCATATACATTGAATGGACGACCATTGATGTAGAGTTCTTTCTTGGTTGCCAGTCCCCATGGAGACAGGTTCCTAAGAGCTCTTTCACCACAGACCCTATCGACCCTTCCACAGATATATGGGATGTCATACAGACGGGTGTTCCAACCAGTCACAACATCAGGATAGTCACTCATCCACCAGTCGATGAATGCAAGAAGCATGTCCCTTTCTTCAGGGTAGTAATGATAGGTGACATTCTTCTGTGTAGGAGTATATGGTTTCCTACCCCAGGTGTTCACAGTCTTGGTTGCATAGTCTTGAATAGAGATGGTCAACATCTCTTCATCACAAGAATCAGGTGAAGGGAAACCCTCCTCTGATGCAACCTCAATATCGATGGTCAAGAGACGCATCTTCTTGATATCAAACTTGATCTCGTTTTGAGGGTATTTGTCAGAGATATACTGATAGATATACCTCTCGTTTCCGTAGATCTTGAAACCATCAACATCTTCGTACTTCTTGTAGAAGTCCCTACAGTCTCTTACTGTTCCAGGTTGAATAGCCTCAACGTATTCACCCTCCAGTGTTTTGTACTCTGTAGGTCTTTTTGATTTGACATACAGAGTGGGTCGATAATTGTCATCACGATATTGAACTCTCTTACCATTCTCGTAACCACGAACAAGGAACTGATTTCCAATCATCTGGATGTTCGTATAGAAGTTCATTCTGTCAGTAGTTCCTCGTATTTCACTTTCAGTTTACCATTGGGTTCCATGATCGTCAAAATATTGTCAGAGTGAATCATGAACTCATTCTGATTTGTAAGATTGACGAACCAGGGAACCAGTTCCATTGTATCAGGATTCAGAACAAAGGGTTCAACCAGTTTACAATCTGGTTCACCCAGATCTGCTGTCACCTCTTCAATCTGAGTCAGAATCAGTCTCTGATCCTTCAGTGACAGTAGTTTCAGATTTTCTATCTTCATTTGCCTTTACTCCTTTTTCAAAAGCTTCTTTCAGTCCATCGATTGGTTCGGTCACAGTCACAACCCAGTCTGCAACCACAGGAATCATTTCATCCTTACTTAGTGGCATCCAGGGAGTAAGTTCTGGTTTGAACAATTGTTTCTTACTTCCTTCATGAGTTGATTCTTGTCCAACCAACTTGACACGACAAGGATACCTAAGGAAGTAACCAACTACAGTAGGTTTCTCCTGATCACCGACACACATTTCTTTTACGTCAGCAATGACATCCTCACCTGACTTCAGTAACAAAAGTTTTACAGTCATCTTTATACAATACCTCTCTATAATTATACAATAAAAAAGAGGGGTGTCAACTGGATTTTGCCAGTTACCCCTCTGCGGCGACGATATTCAGTTCTATTTAGAACCAGTCTTTCCTTTGATGATGTTCAGGGACGACACGACCAAGTGTGACGGTCAACAACCCATTCTCAAATTCAACTGATCTAACTTCCGTCTCATCACTGAGGGTCCAAGCTCTGGTGAAAGATCTTGAAGCCACTCCTCGGTGGACAAATGTTTTTTCTTCTGATTCTCCACGTTCACCTTGGACGTAGAGTTTTCCTTCTTGTGTGTAGACATTGACTTCTTCTTTCTTAAATCCTGCCAATGCCAACTCAAGAACAACTTCGGTATCACTTACCTGAATGAGGTTGTATGGAGGATAATTCGTTTGTTCTTGGGCTCTGAAAATTCTATCGAAATAGTCATCCATCCCAATAGTGTTTCGTGTGATCCTGTCCATCAACTGGTCCAGGTTCGCAGCGTTGTACTTCATGAGGTTAGCCATGTACTTCTCCTTTTAAAGCGAGATTTGATTGTGTGGACCCTTTCGGCGTCCATACTTATTTATACTCGTAAAAGAAAAAAAGAGGTAGTGTTGAAAACCCTACCTCCTGGAAGTTCCGACTTTTGAAGCGACCGCACGAAAGATCGCGTTTCTATTTATTCGGTTTTTTCAGTTTTGTTATTCTTCTTACCGATGTTGTACTTCTGTTCCAGAGTCCACTCATTCTTATCTCTGTAAGGAAGTACCTTAATCTGGTTGAGAGGAGCAATATCAAGGATGGATTCTTCTACCACCACATCAATGAGTCCCCAATCAACAAGCAGACGAGTAATACGATTCCTACGCTGAACATCGTTAACAGTAAGGTTAGCGTACTTGCCATCCAGAGCAAATAGTTCTTTGAAGTGAACTATGTAATATTTACCCTGTTTATGGAGAATATGGCAAGATTGGTAAAGTTTCTTTTCTTTCCTAGAAGCTACACCAATACGGGTCAAGGTCTCACGAACTTTCAGAAAGTCATCAGGTTCATTCAATCTAACCTCTACCATTTGGTCTTTCGACCAATTAACCTGAGGTTCAACAGTCTGCGTCATTTTTTTCCACCAGTATCAAGTCGTTGTTTAATAAAATTAAGTTGCTCATTGGATAAAATTTTCAAAGCCTGAGAAGCTTTCTCATTACTATAGCCATAGTAACGTTTCACAACCTCTAAATCTGAGATCTTATCTTTACGGAGCCAAGGAGAGAATCTCTTCCTCTTTCTCAAAGTATTTAGATAAAATTCATATTGTATATCTTTATCAAGGAAGTGATACTTGTTCATCTCATTGACAAACATAATACAATCCATGTGTCCAGAGAGACAACGATTGATGATGTATGGTGGATAATCTTTAGCCAACGAAGGATCTTCCTGAATCAGGTCCTCCTTCGTGAAGTTGAGTGAGTTCAACCAATCTTTCAGTTCCATAATTTAGAGAATCAATTTCTTTTTATCTGGTGTTACCAGTTTACTTCCATAGATTTCATTGTACTTCTTACCGATACTTTCATCAAGTTCGGCAATGTAAACTACATGAGTTTTACTCACTGTGATGTCAGGGTTGTCTTTGTCGATCACGGTAGCCCAGGGAGCAAACCCAACCTGTTGACCTGTAGGGAGAACTACCAGACCGTTCCTAACAGTTACTGTGGTATCGGTCTCACCGACCACTTCTGCCACCACTTCTTCACCAGTGATGATACGGAGGAGTTTTACATTCATTTTATTCTTTCCAATAAATTGTTTACTGAGTGAGACATAGTTCTATACCCTGTTCCCACATAGAGTTGTCCTAAGACGACAGAGACAGTGGCTGTACCCCAAAAGATGTAATACCACCTAGATTTGACTTGATGTCTTTTCTTAGTTTTATTAGTCATTTGTCAGTTTATCAATGTATTGATATATGAGAGTCCACCCAAACTCATAGGTATCCCCATTCTCATCTTGAAGATAGAAAGGAATTGTAGGGTAACGTCTCTTTGCTGTGTAGAACTGACTTACTACCGCATAATCGTCATCTACACATCGTTCGTGTTCTAGTTGTTCTTCTGTCATTTGAATTCACACTCCACCATTACTTCTGTCAACGCCGCGAGGAAGTTGATCTCTTGGTCTGCAACGAAGGCACCTTGGTACTGATACTTAGCAATGACAAGCACAGCAGCAGGAATAGAATTGTTTTCAAGGGATACAAGAAGAGCATCGTAAA